AAGCCCACACCCAGGGGCGAGGGGCTGCGGAACATCAGGGTGTAGGGGGTGAAGTAGGTCTGGGCACCCAACATGAGGCCAGACTGGCCCTGCTGGCCCGTGGCGGCGGCAGTGTCAATCTTCTGGCCCGCAAGGCCGGAGAGGACTTCCAGCAGCTTGTCGCGGCTGGGGTCGCTGACAGTGAGATCCAGCTCGACGGCTTCGGGGTAGAACCCGGCCTGGATGTCGGGGATAGGTTGGTTGGTGGGTACCGTCAGCACCTTGTATTTGGGGTCGAGCACCAGGCCGTCGGCCTTGAGGATGCACCAGGGAGACACACCCCCGGTGAGGGCCGCCTTCTTCTGGCCATCAGCGTAGAAGAGGCCGAAGTAGCCCTTGAGGACATTCACCGGCGTGGTGTCACTGCCGGGGTTGGCGGCGGGATGGGGGGCGAGGAAGACATCGCCCGGGAAGGGGCGGATCTTGCTCGGGTTGTACTTGGAGAGGGTCATCGGTCGTGCTCCTCATTGGGGGCCGGGTCGGGCGGCTGGGTGGCTGGGGTGGGAAAGGGCTTGGTGCTGGCTGGGTCGGGCAGGATGGTGACGCCCAGGGCCTCAAGTTCGCGGGCCTGGTCGGGCGTGACCTCCTGCTCCACGCCGGGCCTCAGCACGAGGCCCAGGTGTGGCAGGTTCAGAGTGGTGGTGTGCTGGATGGCTCGTGGCATGGTCACTCCGGCTGATAGAGATAATGGAAAGTGAAGTCCAGGGCGGTGCCACTCTCGGGAATATCGTTTTCCACACCATCCCACTGCTGTTGCGCCCAGATGGTGCGCATCACCAAACCACCAAGGGTGTCATCCGGCAAAATGGCGTGCCGAACTTGAGCGGCCATGGCATCGGTGGCGTCATCTTCAACCCTGGCGGCCACCCGCAATTCCACTCGCACGGTGTAGGCCCGTTCGTGTGGATACTGCTGGTTGTCCTCGGCATTGACCGGATTATCCCCGTGGCTGTAGATCAGCACGGCGGGCAGGTCGGAAGCAGGGATATCACGCCGAGGGGCGCGATAGACGCTTCCTGCGGCAAGGCCCGTGGCGGTCATGACACGAGTGACCACCTGGTCGCGGATTTGCTTTTGGAGGGTGCTCATGGCGCCCCCAGAAAGAGCCGGGTCAGATTGCCTTGGGCGCGCAGCATCACATGGTTCACGGCATAGGCCTTCCCCCGAAAGGTGAGGGTGCTGCGGGCCTTGACGCCGGGAATGTCTGAAGTGGCCACAGTGAGCACTAAGGTTTGGCCTGCGATGATGCCATCGCCGCCGAAGGCATCATCCACTGACGCAACCGTGGGATTGGCACGCACGATGACCCCCGTGGAGAGGGTCACCGGCTCGCCAAAGGGACCAGCCAGCATCAAGCGGAGATCGGCGGCGACATCAGGCATCAGGCTTCATCCTCGGGATCGCCGTGGGTGGCCGCCGGATCCGAGTGCTGGATCTTGGGTTCTCGCGTCTGGATGCTGGGCTTGGCCTTGCCGATGCCGATGAGCAGCTTGGCGGTGGCGTCGTCCACTTCGACGATTTCACCCTCTTCCACCACTTCGCCGTGCACGCCACAGGTTTGGGTGATTTCGATATCCATAATTCACCAAGAAAAGGAATGGTCAGGAAGGAACCGGGAGCCGTAGATCACGGCTCCCGGCGTTAGGTTTCAGCCCTAGCCGCAAAGGGCGTCGAGGATGGCGGCGAAGGACTGGACATGCCGCAGGTTGGCGTCACAGAGCTGGGTGCTGACGACGCGGATGAGGCCCTGATCGGCCAGGGTGTAGGGGTCGGTCACCAGGTCAAGGGCGCCCCACTCGGCAATGAGCAGCTCACGCCAGTTCCCGAAGAGGATGGCCGAGCAGACCGCGCCGGAGGTGCCCTTGACGAGATTGCTGGGCACCTGGTTGGAGCTGAGGGCGGCATACCCATTGATGGTGTTGTCTTTGGCCCAGATCATGTCAGAGCCAGCCGCAGCCGCGACCAGGGTCTGCTTGAGCTTGCCCCGGCCCTTGGCGTTGGTGACATATTTCAAGGTGCCATCCAGGGCGTTGGCGGTGTTGATGGCGGTTTCCAGATCCACCAGGTTGCCCCAGACGGGGGCAGCGCCGTTGGTTCCGCAGGCCACGGCACCGATGCCGCTGAAGTTGACGATGCCCTTGGGCTGGTTGCTGGAGCCCAGGCCGAACATGGCCGCCCGGTCGATTTCCAGGGCGTGCACGGCAGCCAGGTCTTCCGTGACATAGCGATCCGCGAAGCCGCCAGTCTGCACCAGCAGCTGCTTGGAGTAGGTGCGCTTGCCCATGAGCTGCTTGGGCGACATGGTGAAGACTTCGATGGTGGGGTCACCCAGGCCCACGCCGCTCCCCGGGTTATCCCCGGTCCAGGTCGCGCCAGCGGTGGCGTTCTGCCGGGCGAAGGGGATGTTGCCCACGCAGCCGGGCAGGAAGGTGGCACCCGCCTTGAGCACCACGGCCATGTTGCGCAGGAACTCGATGAAGGTCACCGGGTACTGGCTGATGAGGCCCGCGGCCTGGGTGGAGACGGTGGCATCCTGGCCAGCGCGGGTCTTGATGTTGGTGGGCACGAAGATGCCCCGGGCTTCCTGGCCAAGGGTCTTGGCCATGGTGTCACTGACTTCGCGCTCGAAGCAGTTCTGGTTGGTGGCCTGCATGGCGATGGCGCGGCAGATGGAGTATTCCTTCTCTTCGCGCTCGCTCATGGTGATGTTGGCAGGGGCCCCGGCGAAGGGGTTGGCGCCACGCTCCATGATCTTGTCGAGCAGCATCTTGCGGATCTGCTCGCCGGTGGCACCGGTGCGCAGCATTTCGGTGGCTTCCTTATCGAGGCCAGCCCGCTGGGCCAAGGCCAGGGTCTCGATGGTTTCGTTGACCGCATGGCTGCGGAGTTCGATGACGCTGGTGGCGCCACTGCGCTTGAGCTCTTCAGCCGCCTTTTGGGCAGCCGCAAGGGTTTCGGGATCCATGAGGATCTCCTTTCTTGTGGTGCCGGCCGGAGCGGCCGGAGTGGGGAGAGACCTGCCATTGGCAGGGTTGGTGGAGCGGTTGGAAAGGCAGGCAGAGCACTTGGACTCGACCGAGCAGGCACCCTGGCATTCGGGGTCGGCGCAATCCGGATCGGTGCAATCGGGGTTGGCACAGCCGGGATCAGCAGAGCGGCCCACGCCCACGGAAGGATCTGCGGGCACAGGCACGGAACTGACCTCAAGGGGTTCCCACTTGGTGGCGATGACATAGAGATCGCCGTCGCGCTTCTCTTCGCGGTAATCCAGGATGTTGTAGCCCACGCTGATGAAGGGCCGGATGCCATCGGTGACATCGGTGGCGATTTCAGCCGCCCGTTCGCTGGCACCGAAGCGCACCAGGCCGCGCAGTTTGCGATCAGTGAGCGCGATATCTTCGACCATCCCGGCCAGGTCGTTGGTGTTGTGGTTCACCAGGAAACTGAGGCCCAGCGCAGCCCGCTCAAGCACCACCGCACCCGGGTCATGGCTCAGGATCTCGGTGTACCAGCCACGGTTGACCTCTACCTCGCTGGAAATGGAGATGGCCACGCGCCCATCTTCACCTTTCTGGCCTCGTTCCAGCCGGAAGGTCTGCTGGCCGGTGAGGGCGATCTTGCGGGTCGTGTCGAGAGCGACAATTTTGGGCATCTCGGGGGCGGCTGTTGATCGCTGGGTGGCAAGGCGGAGCCTATGCTTGCGCTTCATGCGGTCTCCTTCAGCTTCTTATCCGGAGCGGGTTCATCCCCGGTATCGGCTGGGTTGCTGGGATCGTCGGCGGTGGCGAGGTTTTTGGGCGGTGTGACAGGGATGAGACCTGCGGCATCCAGAGCCTTCTTTTCATCGGCGAGCCTGGCCACCACATCATCAAAGTTCAGGCCGCGCTCGGCGAGGATGCGGGTGCGGGTATCTAGGCAGGCATCGATGCTGGCGATCTTGGCCATGGTGTCGTTCTTGGGGTCCACCCAATCCCAGCCCCGGGGCTCCCAGGTGTGGGCGGAGAAGGCCTCGAAGGTGGCTCCGGCTGGCATCGTGAGCTGGCCGGAGAGCACAGCCATGTAGATGAATTCCTGATAGACGCGCTCGCAGAGGGTTTCGATCATGAGGCCCTGCAGCTCGCGGTAGTACTCACGGTCTTCGAGGGTTCCGGTGCGGATGCTGCTGAAGCTGACTTCGGTCAGATCGCTGCTGAGGGCGGCGTAGGACACGCCCAACCCGGAGGCGATGCCCTTGAGCATGGCCTTGCTGAAATCGGCAAAGGCAGTGGTGGGGTGCTTGACATCGGGGATTTCAATGTCAATGCCAGCGGGCAGGCCCACATAACCGATGCTGGTGCTGGCGGGCATCATGCGCACGGCCGCCACGGGATCAATGGTCGGCACCATGGCGGTTTCCCGGTCCTCATCCACTTCATCCAGGGCACCGGTGGCGCTCTTGAGGAATCCCACGCGCTCGGATTCGTGACGGGCGTTGGCCACCTCGGCTTCCCAGTAGTGGCCCAGCATGGAAATGAGGTACATGACGCTGGCAGACCAGGGCACACCACGGGTCTGCACCGAACGCTCGCGGTCAATGAGGTGGATGATATCTGCCGCAGGAATGCGGACCTTGGCACCACGCGGATACGAGGCCCGGGCCGAGACGGGATCAGTGAACCAGTAGGCAACGGGCTTGCCGTAGTTGTCTATTTCAACACCCATCACCACTGCGTTCTGGCCCTGGCCGCCCACCACGGTGTAGGTGTGATCCAGCAGGTCGGCATCCAGGAACTGGAGGGCAAAGCCGAAATCGTTGCCCCGGAAGCCCCGGTCGATGCGCAGGAAGCACTCGCCATCCATCGCGGCGGTGCGGATCGCCAGGCGCTGCACATCCAGCCATGAGAAATTGCCACAGACGGTGGCGGTGCCCTTCTTGCCCCAACGGTCGAAGGCCGCTTCGCACTTGTCTGCATAAGGATCTCGGCGGGATCCTGCACGGGTTTTGTATTGGCTTTGCAGGGTGAACCCATTCGGGCCCACGACGTGATCCCCCAGGGCGCGGAGGTAGCGCCGCATGTAGGGGTTGTTGTTCGCAAGGCGGCGCGAATTGCTGCGCAGGGCCAGAGCATCCTTGCGGATCTCTTGATCCTTGCTGCGCAAGGCTTGCAGCCAGCCGCCACCATAGAGCGCGGCGCCCGCATAGAAGTTGCCCACACCCAGGCCCACGGCGGAGCGCTGCTTTTTCGGCTTAGGCTCGGGCAGTTCGGAGGGCTGCCAGTTGGACATGGAGAGTGCGGCGGGGGTGCTCATGGCCAGAACCTCACCGGATGCAGGCTGAAGAGCCCTTTGCCCTTCTGGCGGTTGACGATGCTGAGGTATTTGGCCCGCAGCGCGACCAGCTGCTCATGGGGCAGCTTCTTGGCCTTCACGCCATCAATCTCGTACTCGACGATGGGATCACCCATCTGGCCTTCGATGACGGCAGTGAGGGCGGCCAGGCACTTCTCAGCATGGGTGCGGCGGTCGTAGGCTTGGGAGGGGTTGGGAAGCACATCGAAGGTGCCGGAATCCACCGTGTGGACCTCACCATTCAGGGCAACCTGAGCCATCCAATGGCAGGCGCCTGGGGCCCAGGCGGAGGTGATGGTGGGCGTGAGGGTCAGCAGGTGGTCAGCACCCGAGGCCACGGCATCCACCTTTTGGGGATCGGCGCTGCCGAAGCTGAAGAAATAGGAGAGTACCCAGCCAGCATCAGCAGGATAGTCAACCTGGACGCGGGTCCAGATCGCGGTATCGCCTGCAAAGAGCTTTGTGGGCTCGTTGGCCAAAGGAATTTCCTCCTATGGCCAAGGTGGGGTGTGTTCTCTTCCAAGGTGTTCTCATTGGATGAGAACACCTTGGGAAACCCCTACCGAAGCACCTGCTGGGTGGGCTTTTCGATGAGCACCTGGTCGTCACTGGTGGTTGCCGTGATGCGGTGGATATAGGTGACGCCAGTCTTTCCGCCCTTCACCATCTGGCGCACGATGGGTTTGGAGGCGAGATCCACGGCCCCTTGCAGCATGGTGCTGGTATCTTCGGTGGCTCCATCCTGGCGCTGGATGACCCAGGTGGCAGACACAATGACTTCACCCGCCAGCAGCCGCGGCGAAAAATCCCAGCTAAGAAGGATCACTTCATCGGGATCCTTGGGGCTGAAGGCATCGCTCATGAGGTCACCTCGTAGGTATGTGGGGCGCTGGTGCGTGAATAGCTGGGGGAATCGGCCTGCCCTGCATCACATCGAGGGATGGCTGCCAGGTTGCCTGGCCGAGATTGGGATGCCATGGCGAGCCTTCGGGGTGCCGAGGTCAAGCCCTCAACAGCTGCACCAGGTGGGAGGGCGATGGGTGCCTGTAACCGGCCCACAGCACCGAGCGAGCCGAGGCAGACCAGGGCCATGGCTGCGGTGGCCATGGCTGCGGCGACACCGCCTGTGGTGCCAGTGAAGGACAAGACTTTGCCGAACAGGGCCGCGAGGCTAGTCGTTGCGTTGAGGTCGGTGGTGGGTGCCAGGGCCTTGCTGGAATCTGCTGTGCAGGCACTGGTCGCGGCGAGGGTTCCGACAAAGGCGTCATGGCGGGCCGCGCCAGCGGTGGCGAAATCGGCGATGAGACTGCCCGTTGCGTTGAGGGCGGTGGTGGGTGCCAGGGCTAGGGCAGCGATGGCGGCGGCACTGCCCTGGGCCCCAATGGTAACGGTAGGGATCAGGGCCTTGGCGAAGGTAGCGGCCAGGGAGCCTGTGGCCCCGCAGTTTGGACTCGTCTGAAGGGCCAGGGTGACGGTGGCCGCGAGGGAACCTGTGGTGGCGAGGGTTCCCAGGGCTGTCAAAGACTGGGTGAAGGTGGCAACAGGCGTGCCCGTGGCACCCAAAGCCCCCAACTTTACCAGGGCCAGGGCGGCAACTGCCGATGGGCTACCCTGGGCCGCGAGGGCGGCTGCTGGAACCAAGGTTAGGCTGAAGGTAGCCACTGGGGTGCCCGTGGCGCCAGGTGTGCCGATGGCGTTCAGGGCCAAATTGAAGGCCGCCGCAGGTGAACCTGTGCCAGCCAGTGTTCCCGTGAAGGCGTCAGCGAGCCCGCTAGGGGATGCCCAGAACTCCGACCCGGTCACGGCCCCCAGAACCCCCGTATCCCGGAGGTTCTGAGTCGTGGCGCGGGTGGTCCAGAGCATCACTTGGCTCCGATGGCGAAGGAGCCGACACTGGTGCCGGTACTGGTCGTGGTCGTCCAATACACCGCGTTTATGCAGGCGTTCGCGCCGACTTTGGGCATATCGAGCGCCGCGAAGTCCCTGATGTCCGCGTAATTCGCGGCGATGCTCGCGAACGATGCTAGCCGCTTGATCGCCGTGACGCCGAAGTTACCAGCGGTGCCCGTGGAGGCGCTGAGTGTCACGGTATCCACAGTCTTGATCCACTTGCCCACGGTGCCAGCGGGCGGCTGGATCGGGAGCATTCGGTAGGCGGGCGTGTTGGCCGCAACGGTGACGGTGCAGTTGCCCGTGGACCCGTCGTTGTAGGTCACGGCGCAGGTGGCGGTGACGCCGGTGGACCCAGTGGCGGAATACCATTCCAGATACCACTCCACGTCTGAATAGTCCGATGAACACCGGCCATCGCTTACGGGCGAACTCATCGCCGCGCCGGTGGACTGGGCTGTGGTCACGGTCCCATTGAGGCCGCCCATGTGTCCCAGGCGGTCCACCAGCCACTTGCCCTGACCCTGGCTGGCCTGAGCGATGGAACCCCACAGCAGGCGGCAGGTTGCGCTTCCGGGGTTGACGTAGTTCGGATTGTAAGCGCCGAGCGTTGCGTAGGTGGGGTTCACCCACGCTCCGGGAGTCGCGCCCGCCGCAGGCGCACCGCCCTCCTGCCAACCGGAATACCAGTTGGAGGCTACGGCGGTCAGGCTGGTCTTGTATATGTTGAACCGCCCACCCGCGCCGGAGTTGCCAGCGGCGGCGAGGGCGGAGACGACATCGGAAGTGGTGGCGAAATCGGTCATGGCGTCACCCCTTAGTCATTGGTGACGGATCCGAAGGTGATCTTGGGGGTGACGCTGAGCGAATCGCCGTTGGCGAAGGCCTGCCCGGTTCCGGCGTACAGGCGTTCTGCGCCGTAGAGGGTGCCAGAAGATGCCCCCACCAGGAAGTAGCCCACCACGCCAGCCACAGCGCCAGTGAAGCTGAACACTTGGGCGGCGCTGTATTGGCTGTAGCTAGGGGAGCCCCCGACGGCGGAATTCCAACCGGCCCGGGTAAGGGCCTTGGAGGCATAGCCCCCATCGCTGACTTCGGTGAAATTGGAGGCGATGCTGGTGTTGATGCAGTCGTAGTTGTTGGAATACAGCTTGAGGATCAGCGCCTCGGGGGTGGTGTTCTTTAGGCTGTTATCCAGCATGGCGGCTTCGCCGACATTGGGGAGGACTCCTGACATGGCTAGCTCCTTGGTGGTTTAGGGGGTGGGAGGCCTGCGGCCGGGGCATTCGTTACGGTGGGTTTCAAGTTCGCGCTCGAAGCGTGTGGCCCAAGCCTCTATGTCTTCGGACAGGTGGTCGAAATCGCGGGTGTGATCTCGCTTGGTGACATAGGTCTCTGAGACGAAGGCGCGGAGCCCGGCCACTTCGGAGGCCAGACTTGCCACGGCCTCGGCCAGCTTCTC